GCTTTAGCTAGTTGGTATATGAATATTGGTAATGCTTATGATATTACTAAATATGTAGATATGGAAACTTCTACACTAGAGAGGTTATTTCAATATAAAGAAATGGACTTTAAATTTAAAAGTAAAAAGTCCTTTTTAGTACAGTTTGCTGATGAGATAAACGGAGTACCTTTTGCAGAAGAAGATTATGGTAGTGAAGAATGGGACGGCGGTGTATATAAATTAGAAGTACCTTTTGAAAAAATGATGTACGAACGATTAAGCAATGAAGATACGGGTGCTTTGTCCGATATAGGACAGGGTGCAATGCTAGATAAAAAGTTTGAAGCTACAATAGGAGAGCCTTTATTGTTTTGTATGGACTATACAGATGGCAATGGCGATTGGGCAATAGATGGAAGTACTAGAGAAACTTTTTGGCGTCCTACACAATTAACATCAAATTTATGGGGTGGTAGTGGCAATGGTTTAGCTTTAAATTTCGGTTTAGAAATGGACGAGTATTTGTTGGAAGTGCCTGCAGGATATGATAATTTATTTAGTGCAGGTTACTTTGATTATGTAGAAACAGTTTTTGATAGACAGGCACGTATGCTAAAAGTTAGTGCTTATTTGCCTTTAAGTATAATAACAAGGTATAGATTAAATGATAGGTTTGTAATAGCAAACAAATCGTATAGAATAAATAGCATAAAAACAAATCTACTAACAAACAAAACAGACTTAGAACTATTTAATAAAGAAGAGTATAACAGTCAAATATTAAACGACCAAGTGGCGTGGTTAGGTAGGGTTGCTAATTTACAAAGCACTACAAAAGATGCTTCTAGTATAACAATATCGTGGGACGCAGTAAGTGGTGTTACAGGATATAATATTTATGTAAATGGTAGCTTATTTAGTGCAGAGCCAAGTTATATTACAGGAATTAAAGTAAATTTATTAGAAAGTGATACGTGGTACAATATAACAGTAAGAGCAAAGTATGATGTAGATAGCAATGATGTATTCTCTTTTGATACAGGTATAACAGAAAAAACTAACTAATGATAAAATTAATACTAGATAGCTTAAAATACGCAAACGGAGAAACAGAAAACATACGTATAGCAAAGGGTAAACATAAACTACCTACAACACTAAAAGAGGGTTACAAAGCACTTAAACAAGAAATAAAATGGCAATAGAAAAAAAGATAGTAATTGATGTTGATGCAGTCAAAGCTGCAGGTGGTATTGACAAACTAACAAAAAGCCTAAAAGAAACAAACAAAGAGGTTAAAGAAACAAGCAAGTCTACTCAACAAATGAGTAATACAGTAGACAAAGCAACAGGCGGTGCGGTTAGTAAATTCAAAGCATTAAAAGGCGGTTTAGGTGGTGTTATAGCGAGTTTAAAAACATTAAGGGGTGCTGTTATAGCAACAGGAATTGGTGCGCTATTAATTGCAGTTACTTCCTTAACACAAGCGTTTAGTAGAAGTGAAGAGGGACAAAATAAACTATCTAAAGTTTTAGGAATTTTAGGTAGTGTTGTAGATAATGTTTTAGATGGGTTTGCTAATTTAGGCGAGGGTATTATTTCTGCTTTTGAAAACCCACAACAAGCGTGGGATAATTTTACAGAAAGTTTAAATAATGGTTGGCAGTTTATTAAAAATCAAATAATAAACAGATTTCAAGGCGGTTGGGCAGTTTTAAGTGGGCGTGTTCAAAGTGGTATTTTAAAAATGCGTATTGCGTGGAATGAATTTACAGGCGATGCAGAAGAAGCTGAAACACTTAAAGCAGAGTTAGAAGAAGTAAACGAAAAAGTTGTAGAGGGTGTAAAACAAATAGCCGAAGCAAATAAGGCAGTTGTTGAGGTTTATGAAAGTGCTAAAAATAAAATAAAAGAGTTTACAAACGAGGTTATAGCTGATGCAAAAGCAGCAGCAGCAATAGCAAATCAAAGGGCAGCAGCAGATAAAATAGCTAGAAACTTAATTGTAGAACGTGCCGAAGCTGAAAGAAAAATAGCAGAGTTAAGAGAAAAAGCAGTTAATAAAGATAAGTTTACTGCTGCTGAACGTATTAAATTTTTAGAAGAAGCAGGTAAGGTAAGTGATGAGTTATCAGCTAAAGAAATAAAAGTAGCTAAAATAAGACTTGCAGCTAAACAAGCTGAAAACGCTTTAGCAAAAAGCACAAAAGAAGATTTAGACGAACAGGCACGCTTAGAGGCAGAGGTAATACAAAAAGAAACACAAAGACTTAACCTACAAAAAAGATTAAGTACAGAGTTACTAACTTCAAGACGTGAAGAAGCTAAGGCACAACAGGATATTATAAATGCAGAAAATAAAAGAAATGAAGAAGCAGCAACAAAAGAGCAAGCTAGGCTAGATGCTATTGATAAAATAAGAAACGATTTTAGAGATAAAGAAAAACTAAGAGAAGCAGACGAAGAACTAGAAAAAATAGCACTAGAAGAACAAAAGAAACTTGCAGAACTAGATAAGCTAAATGCAAGTGAAGAACAAAAACTAGAAGTGCTTAAATACTATGCAGGGTTAAGAACTGATGTAGAACAAAAAGAAAACGATAAAAAAGCAGAACTAGAAAAACTTAGAAAGCAACAAATATTAGGAGATGCACAAAATACCTTTAACCAAGTTGCACAATTAGCAGGTAAAGATAGTAAAGTAGGCAAAGCTATGGCTATTGCTAGTGCTACAATTAGTGGTGTTAAAGGTGTACAAAATGCCTTTACAACCGCTCAAGAAAGCCCAATTACTACCTTATTCCCTGCATACCCTGTTATACAAGCTGCTTTAGCAGGTGCAGTAGCAGCTAAAAATATTGCTGCAATTAAAAGTGTAGATAGTAGTGGTAAAGGTAGTGCAAGTGTACCAACAACAACAGGCGGTGCAGCATCACAACCCCCTAGCTTTAATGTAGTAGGTGCAACAGAAACAAGTCAATTAGCTGAAGCGGTAGGCGGTCAAGCACAACAACCTGTACAAGCGTATGTAGTAGCTAATGATGTTACAACTGCACAAAGTTTAGAAAACAACATTGTAGAGGGTGCAACACTATAAATACAAAAATTAATAAAAAACATTATATAATAATATGCGTATAGTAGAATTAATTTTAGACGAAGAACAAGAAATAGGTATTGAAGCTATTAGCGTAGTTGAAAACCCTGCAATAGAAGAAGATTTTATAGCTTTAAAATCACAAGAATTTAAACTTGCTGAAGTAGACAAAGAGAAGCGTATTTTAATGGGTGCGTTATTAATACCTAACAAGCCTATATATAGACGTAATGGCGAAGATGAGTATTATATATATTTTTCTAAAGATACTGTATTAAAAGCATCGCAAATGTACCTGATGCAAGGCAAACAAAACAATTCGACCTTAGAACACCAATACGAAATAAACGGACTTAGTTTAGTTGAAAGTTGGATAGTAGAAGATAAGGTGCACGATAAAAGCGTAAAGTACGGAATGGACTTACCTTTAGGCACGTGGGTAGGAAGTGTTAAGGTTAATAATGACCAAATATGGAATGAGTTTGTAAAGACAGGTAAAGTAAAAGGCTTTAGTATTGAGGGTTATTTTGCTGATAAAATGGAACGCCCAAAAGAAACTATAAACGATTTTAGTAGTGATGAACTATTAAAAGAAATAGACCAAGACGAAGCAGAATATTTACTTAGCGAGATACGAGCCATTATAAAAAAAGATAAGCGTGTTAAGGGTGGTAAAAAGATGATACTAGAAAGCTACACCGATTATCCAAGCGGAGTGAAGAACAATGCTAAAAGAGGTTTAGAACTAAACGAAAAAGTAGATAACAAATGTGCTACACAAGTTGGTAAGGTAAGGGCGCAACAATTAGCACAAGGCAAACCTATTAGCGTAGAAACTATTAAACGTATGTATTCTTATTTGTCTAGAGCAGAAGAGTATTACGATGAAAGCGATACAAAGGCTTGTGGTACTATATCTTATTTATTATGGGGTGGTAAAGCAGGTAAGCGTTGGGCATTAAGCAAACTTAAAGAGTTAGACTTAATAGACCTTAAAGCACCTTGCACCGCAGGATATGAGCAGTACGGAATGAAAATGAAAAACGGAAAACTAGTACCTAACTGCATACCTATCAAATGAGAAGATTTAAAAAGTTTTTTGCAACAAGTAGAACAAGCCCAAAGGGTGGACGTAGAGCCTGTTTATGCAAAGACAATACTTATTCAATAAAGTGTTGTAATGGTAGTTTAAGAGCGCAAGGGATTGGTAGAATTACAGGCGAAGATTTAAGTGGTGTTTGGTATGGGTATATAATTGAGAGATGTTCTAACGGACATACACGCCACGTTCATATGCACGATACACAGCTTATTGTAGGTAAGACATATTACTTAACATTAGAGAATAATCACAACGCTTGTTATACAGTAACAGCAGAACATCATTCAGAGGGAATACATATAAATACAGCATCTATTGCTTATGATGATTGTACAACTTGCGAAGATGCAAATTAAAAATGCAAAATTAATTTTTAACCATTATATATTAATATGAATACAAACGATATGATTAGTAAAATCAAAGACGTTCTAAACCTTAGCGAAGAAGTTAAGCTAGAACAACAAGCGTTAGAAAACGGAACTGTTTTAGAAGCAGAAGCGTTTGAAGCAGGTAACGAAATTTTTATTGTTACTGAAGATGAAAAAGTAGCTGTACCTGTTGGAGAATACCAACTAGAGGACGGACGTATTTTAGTAGTAGCCGAAGAGGGTCTTATTTCTGAAATCAAAACTGAAGAAGCTGAAGAAGAAACTGAAGAAGTAGAAGTTGAAGCTAAAGAAGAAGAAAAAGAAGAAATGGGCTATGCTACTAAAGAAGAACTAGCAGAGGTTAAAGAAATGATTGAAGAAATCAAAGCAATGCTAGAGCCTAAAGAGGACTTAAGCGCAGACGAACTAGGCAACCTTATTACTGAAGAACTTTGCAAACACGAAAAAGTGGAACTAAGCGAAGTACCTGAAGAAGTACAGGAAGAACTTAACGAGCCTGCTGCAGAGCCAATTAAGGCAAACCCTGAAACAAAACAAAATTTATCTAAATTCAATATCGCTCCTAACAGACGATTAAGCACACTAGATAAAGTATTTTCAAAACTAAATAAATAAACAACTAAAAACTAAAATAAAATGAGTTTATCAATTACTACAACTTATGCAGGCGAATTTAGTGGCAAGTATATTGCTGCTGCTTTACTATCTGCAGACACATTAGACAAAGGGCTAATTACTATTATGCCTAATGTTAAATTTAAATCTGTATTACAAAAAGCATCTACTGATGATATCGTAAAAGATGCTTCTTGTGATTTTCAAACAGGACAAGGTACTTTAACACTAACAGAAAAAGTACTACAACCTGAAGAGTTTCAAGTAAACCTAGACCTTTGCAAAAAAGATTTGCATAGTTCTTGGCAAGCTGCTGAAATGGGCTTTGGATTGAATGACAACCTACCTGCTTCATTTTCTGATTTTGTACTAGCACACGTTGCTGCAAAAGTAGCTGATAGAACAGAAAAAAACATTTGGAGTGGCTCAACTGCAACTTCAGGTCAATTTGATGGGTTTTCAACTTTGTTAGCTGCTGATACTGATTTACCTGCAGGTCAAGATATCGTAGGTACTGCTGTAACACCTGCAAACGTTGTTTCTGAATTAGGCGATGTTGTAGATGCTATCCCTACTGCTGTTTATGGTAGCGAAGATTTAATTATCTATGCTGCTTCAAACGTAATACGTGCTTATACACGTGCTTTAGGTGGGTTTGGTGCTTCAGGAGTTGGTGCAAACGGATATGAAAACAAAGGTAATAACCAAGTATTAGGTAACTTATTCTTTGATGGTATCCCTGTAGTACCTGCACGTGGTGCTGCTGATGATACAATTATCGCTGCTGAAAAATCTAACTTATTCTTTGGAACTTCTTTACTTTCTGACTTAAACAATATTTCTGTTTTAGATATGCAAGAAATTGACGGAAGCCAAAACGTAAGAGTAGTTATGCGATTTACTGCAGGCGTACAATACGCTCAGGTATCTGATATCGTTTACAGAACAGTATAATAAATTAACTAACTAACGTAGAAAGGGGTGGGCAAAACTGCCTGCCCTTTTTTATTTAAAAACACTTTAAAAATATGGCTTGTTCATTAACAACAGGAAGAAAAGTACCTTGCAAAAGTGCAGTAGGTGGTATTAAAACTATTTACTTTGCTGATTTTGGTACTTTAGGCGATGCGACCATCGCTGCAGGAGAAATTACTGCTTTTAGTGGTACTCCTGATTGGTTTCAGTTTGATGTAAAAGGTAATTCATCACTAGAAACTGCTATAAATTCTTCACGTGAAAATGGTACTACTTTTTACGAAAGTACACTAAATTTAACTTTGACATTTCAAGACAAAGCAACACAAGAAGAACTTAAACTAATTGCACACGCAAGACCACACATTTGTATTGAGGACTACAACGGAAACTATTTCGTAATGGGACTAGAACACGGAGCAGATGTAAATGGGGGTACTATTGTTACAGGAGCAGCAATGGGAGATTTGACAGGGTATACAATAACAGCGGTTGCACAAGAAACTGCACCACCTTATTTTGTAACACCTGCAGTTATTACTGCTGATGCTTCAGCTTCACAAATTGACCCAACTGCATAATAAATTAGGGTTTTAAATTTAGGGTTATCTTAACGGATAGCCCTTTTTTTATACTCATACAATACAAAATAAATTAGTTTTGTTTATATATTAATATGAAGCTAATAACTACAAGTGGTAATAAAACCTTTAAGATAATACCAAGACAATATATTGAGGGTGCAATTACTGTAAATTTAACAAGTGAAAGCACAGGCACTAATGTAAGTGTAACACCAACTGCATCTACTGATAAAAACTATATGAGTTTTGATGCGGTTTTTGGTACATTAACAGAGGGCGATTTTTACATATTAGAAGTTAAAAACGGAACTAGTGTAATATACAAAGACAAAGTATTTTGCACCGACCAAACAATAAACCAAACTAACAACGATTACTACTCTATAAATAAAGATGAGTACGTACAAGAAGATAGTTTTGATAACGATTATATTATATTATGAACGATTTAAGAGTAGTTAATTTAAGTACCTATACAAGTCCTCAAATTGTAGAAAAATCAAACAAGGAGTGGGTAAGTTATGGTGCTGATAACAATTATTTTAGTTATCTAATAGACCGCTACAACGGAAGCCCAACTAACAACGCTATTATTAACGGAGTTAGCGAAATGATATATGGCAAAGGTTTAGATGCTTTAAACAGCAATAAAAAGCCTGAACAATACGCTAAAATGGTATCTTTGTTCCATAAGGATTGTGTGCGTAAGTTATGTTATGACCTTAAATTAATGGGTCAATGCTCAATGCAGGTTATATACTCAAAAGACCGCAAGACTGTTGCACGAGTTGAACATATACCTGTTGAGAATTTAAGAGCAGAGAAATGCAACGATAAAGGAGAAATAGAAGCGTATTACTACTCTGATGATTGGACTAAAGTAAAGAACGTAAAAGACTGTACTAGAATACCTGCTTTTGGTTATTCTAATGAGCCAATAGAAATAGTATACGTTAAACCATATAGAGCAGGATATAAATACTATTCAAGTCCTGATTATCAGGGTGGGTTGCAGTATGCAGAACTAGAAGAAGAAATATCTAACTATCACTTAAATAACATACTTAACGGACTAGCACCTAGTATGCTTATTAACTTCAACAATGGTACGCCAAACGCTGAAGAACGTCAAATGCTAGAGAATAGAATATATCAAAAATTTTCAGGTAGTAGTAATGCAGGTAAGTTTATTCTAGCGTTTAATGATAACCCTGAAAGCGCAGCAACTATTGAGCCTATACAATTAAGTGATGCACATAACCAATACCAATTTTTAAGTGATGAAAGTGGTAAAAAGATTATGGTAGCACATAGGGTTGTAAGTCCTATGCTATTAGGCATTAAGGATAGTTCAGGACTAGGTAATAATGCTGATGAATTAAAGACAGCTTCTATACTAATGGATAACACAGTTATAAGACCATTTCAGACACTTTTAATAGATGCCTTTGATAGTATACTAGCTTATAATAATATTAGCTTAAAACTATATTTTAAGACGTTACAACCGCTAGAGTTTACAGACTTAGAAAACGTAGTAGACGAAGAAACACGAGAAGAAGAAACAGGTGTAAAACTTAGTCACGATTTACCTGATGAATTAGGTAGCGATATTGCAGATGCGTTAATAGATTTAGGGCAAGACGAAGAAGAACTACTAAACGAGTTTGAGGTTATAGATGAACGAGAGGTAAACTATGAACACGAAGCAGAACTAGACGAAGTAGTAAGCGACTTAAACAAAAAAGAAGAAGAAGATAAAAGTTTATTGTCTAAGATTTGGGAGTTTGTAAGTACAGGAAGCGCAAAGCCTTATAGAGAAAGTGAACAAGATGGTACAAGCAGACAAACAAAAGAAGAGGGTAAAGAATTTCTAGTACGCTATATGTACGCACCTGCAAGAACTAAAGCAACGTCTAGGCAATTTTGCTCTAAAATGGTAAGTGCTAAAAAAGTATATCGTAAAGAAGATATAGTAGCTATGGAGAATAAAGCTGTAAATGCAGGTTTTGGTAAGGGTGGTAGTGATACATACTCTATATGGCTTTACAAAGGCGGTGCGAGATGTAACCACAAATGGTTTAGAAAAACGTATGTACGCAAAGAGGGTGCAAAGAGTTTAGGCGATGCAATAAGTACAACAGAAGCAAGAAAAAGAGGGTTTAAACCTGAAGCTAATGCACAAAAAGTACCTGTTGCACCTAAAGATATGAAGTATAAAGGTTATACTGCTGAATATTGGAATAAAATAGGATTTAAAAATTAGTATGGCAACAGCATTATTTATAAGTACACAAGACCTTAAAAAAAATTCTATTATTGATGGCAACGTTGATATAGATAAGATGCTACAATTTGTAAAGGTAGCACAGCAAATAGATATACAAAATTTGTTAGGTACAGATTTATACAACAAAATTAGCGAAGATATAATTGCAGATAACTTAACAGGCGATTATTTAACGTTGGTTAATACTTATGTGCAACCTTGTTTAATATGGTTTAGTCAAATGAATTATATACCATTTGCAGCATATACGATTACAAACAAATCTGTACTTAAACATAGTTCAGAAACTGCTCAAAACGTAGATAAGAACGAAGTAGATTATTTAGTAGCTAAGGCACGAGAATACGCAAACTATTATAGCACTAGACTAGTAGACTATTTATGTTTTAACAATAATTTGTTTCCTGAATACAATAGTAACACAAACGAAGATATAAGCCCTGATACAGATACAACTTTTAATGGGTGGGTTTTATGAGGTATAAGGTAAAACAAACAAACCTAAACAAACTAAAAAACTATATAGAAACTAAAAGCGAAAAAGAAGCTAAAAGGTTTTATAGTGATATTATAAGCAGAAACAAAAAAGATGCTAAGTAAGATAGTAAAAGCTAAACATAGTAATAAAATAAACAGGCTTAAAGAAGCAAACCCTGTACACAAAGATAAGGTAGCTTTTAATCGTAGGCACTATTTAGGTGGTACAGGTAATTATACTTTGTATCAAGGCGGTGCGAGTACAGCCTTTCCTTATGCTTATGGCAGTATTCCTATTTCTTTTAATGCTTATGTAACAAGTGTTACAATGACTGCAAATAAATATAGCAGTTATGGTACACCTACAGGAACGAGTGCAACAGTAAGAATTTACAAGAACGACCACTTAACACAAATAGGTACTAGTACTTTAACTTATACACCAAGTGAAAATATGCGCTTAACTTTTGATTTTGCTGAAACTATTTCTGTAAATGCAGATGATAAAATATGGGTACGTTGGCAGTCTAATGGTATATGGCGTTATGTAGATAGCACAGTAATTTTAACAGAAAGATAATGAGTAAACCTAAATTAGCACTAATTCCAAGCGGATATAAAAGTGGTAAAGTATATTCTATTTTACCTAATGATGCAAGTGGAGATTTTGATTTTACAAGACAGTCAATAGGTACAAGAGTACGCAAAGATGGTTTAATAGAGGAAGCTAAAACTGTTGGCAGTATTACTAACTTGCAAATAAGAAGCGAAGAGTTTGATAATTCTGTTTGGACTAAAAGCAATTCTACTGTTACTGCAAATGATATACTTGCACCTGATGGCACAAATAGTGCAGATAAAATTGTTGCAAATACTTCAACAGGAAATCATTACGTTCAAGACGTTGCAACCGGTTTGTCTACATCGAGTAAGGCAACATTGTCGGTTTTTGTTAAAAAAGATGAAGTCACACAAATAGAATTGTTGGCGGCTCAAAGTTCAAGTCCATATACAAATTGGTGCAGATTAAGATTTGATTTAAATACATTAACAACATTTCAAGCGCCTATTGGCGATTATGAATATGAAGATTTTGGCAATGGTTGGTTAAGGTTATCTATAACCGGAACGCCAACATCATCGTCGGCAATTATAAGGTTTACACTATATAAAAACAATTCAAGTAATTGGACAGGAAACAATATTGATGGGTTTTATTTATGGGGTGCTATGGTTAGTGAGGGTGCTTTATCTGATTACATAAAAACAGAGGGTACAACAGAAACTAAAAGAGTAGAAACCTTTACAGATGTTCCAAGATTAGATTGGTTAAATAGCAACTGCCCTAGTTTACTTTTAGAGCCACAACGGACAAATCTTTTTGGTTATTCTGAAGAGTACGACCAACCATCTACTTATTGGACTAAAACAAGATTTACAATATCTGCTGATGCAATAATATCAATAAATGGAACATTAACGGCTGATGAAGTTTTTGAAACTGTAGATAATAACAATAGGTTTTTATATCAAAATATAAGCGTAACAAGTGGCAATGACTATACTATAAGTTTTTTT